ACTTTATAAAAGAAAAAATAGAAAGAGATAAAAACTACAACCCAATAGGTCAGCAATTAAAAGATAATTTTGACGCTGAAGAAACACCATTTTAAGAGGTTAAAATGAAAGTAAACAATAAGCAATTAGCCGAAAAATTAGGTATTAGTTACGAAAGAGTTAGACAATTAACCAGAGGTTACAAAGTTAATAATAGGTTTTTTTACCCACTTTTTCTGCATAATATACATTATTATACAGATAACCCTAAAGGCGTGTTAGAATACGATTTAATTAAATGCTTGGAAGAATATTATAATTACACAGGTGCAAAATGAATGAATTTATTGAAATAATAACAACTTGGAGCTTAAATAAAATACTTTTTACTTTTGTATTTGCTTTCATAGTGTTATACATAGTATTAGATTTAACAACTTCATATTTAAAATGGTTAATTAGTAGAGTTTGGAGGCGTAAATGATAAGAATTGACTTCAAAGAATTTAACGTTACACACAACTCTAATAAATACAAAATTATAAGCCAATTAGTTAAGTCTGGAGCTGAATATAAGGCGTTAATTAGTGTTTATTCAGGTGAAAATGTTAATAAATTTGAAAGACCTATTGAAAGAAATGAGTTCAAAACAATAAATTATTTAGAATATTTACAATAATATTTTAAGTAAGACGTTAAAGAAAATGAACAAATACCTAATTATAAGAAAATTACTTAAAACCCATTTGAAAGTGAGTTATTACTCAAAGCTGAGGAGCTTGTTCAACTTTCAAGTGGGTATTTTATTTTAAAGGAGCTTTTATGGTTGCAAAATATAATGTAAACTTCGCAAAAAAACACGGCATTTATAAAGCTATTGTTTATAGATTGCTAAGATATCAGTATAACTCAGAAATTGAATTTTCTAAATGCAATATAAATAATAGTTTAATTAAAATTGAAGGCCGGGTTTATAAAACTACTAATTTTAATAGTATTTCAATATTAACTGGTCTTACTTATTTACAAGTTTATAACTCAATAATGTATTTAGCAAATATGGGCTTTATTCATATAGATGAAGATAGTTTTAATAAGATTGAACAAACTAATGATAATATTAATAAATTCAATTATATGGTGTCAAAATGATTGATAAATTAAGGAAGCACCTGAGTGGCAATTTTAGAGTTATTAATTTAGACTTAGCAAAAAAGACCGGCGTAAATGGAGCTTTGATAATTGATTGGTTAGCTTACCTATGTGAAAAACATAATTCTTTAGAAGTTTTTACTACTTACGAGAATATATCAAATTATACAGGGCTAACTAAAAATGAAATAAGAACTGCAATGAAAAACCTAGTTTTAAATAATTTTGTTGAAGTTACTAAAAAAGGAGTTCCAGCTAAAAATTATTATACACTACTAGAAGTTAATATTTTAAGTTACTTAGAAATAGATTTACCAGTAGTTCAAAATGTAGATGACAAGTGGTGTGAAAACTTAACCACTAGTGATAAAGAAAGTAAACCACTATTAAAGAATAGTAATAAAAGCAGTAAAACGAAAAGTAAAAAGAGTAGTGACGAAAAAAAATCTACAAAAGGTTATGCAGATTATTTGAATTTAGAATATTGTTTAAGTAAATTTGAAGATTGGGAAATTAATTTTTACACAAAAGAACTTTTATCTATGTATATAAACTATAAAATAATAGATTGCAAGTCAACAGGTGAAGCAATGTATTTGCAAGTTAATAAATTAAAAAAAATGATGAGATTGCATTTTAGAGAAGATATAATGGATGCACTTCAAAACTCTATTCAGCATAAATGGAAAGATTTTTATACTAACAAGTTACGCAAAATATCTGAGGATAACCAAAAAATATATTTAGACTTCATTAAACAAGGTGATTATGTTATATTCTGATTTAGGTATATATTTAAAAGGTAATGGGCTTCAAGAACGTGCGGACTGTCCACGCTGTTCACACTTGCATCCAGAAGGACAAAAAAACACACTTTCAATTAATACACAAAAACAAGTATGGCATTGTCATAGGTGCGAATGGTCGGGCGGTTTACCAAAAATTAAATATGAAGTAATAAAACCCGCAAAAAGCGTTAAAAATGATGAAATGTTAGACTATTTTAACGAAAGATATATTTCAGAAAAAACATTAAAAGACTTTAAAATAACTTCTAATATTATAAATGTAGATGGACTAAAACGTAAAGCGATTGCATTTAATTATTATATAGGTAACGACCTGGTTAACGTTAAATGGCGAACTAAAGATAAACAATTTATTCAATCGAAAGGTGGCAAACGTTGTTTATATAACTTAAAAGCAATATTTAATGAATATGTAGTTATTTGTGAGGGTGAAATAGATGTTTTAAGTTATTACGAAGCTGGTATAGAAGCGGTTTCAGTTCCAAATGGTGCTTCTACGAATACTGATTACTTAAATGAAATTTATGAAATTTTAGAAAATAAAAAAATATACTTAGCATTAGACAATGACGAAGCAGGCAAAAAACTTGCTGAAACATTAAGCACACGTTTTGACAAAAATAATTTATATTTAGTAGATTTCTATGATTGCAAAGATGCAAACGAATATTTATTAAAGTATGGTAAAAATGAATTAAAAGAAACAATAAATAATGCTGAACTTTATCCAGATGAAACAATTAAAATAGCTCAAGACTATGAATATGAAATGCGAAATTTATTGGATAATGGTTACGAAAATGGACTTAAAACAGGGTGGGGTGAGTTTGATAAATTATTTAGTTTTTTCACTAAAAAAATAATGGTGGTTACAGGTATTCCTGGTAGTGGTAAATCTACTTTTATTGATGAACTTGTTTTAAGACTAACATTAAAAAACAATATAAAAGCGGGCGTATTTAGCCCTGAAAATGGTGAAAGGCGTATTCATTTAGAAAGACTTGCAACTCAGTATTTAGGAAAAGAATTTAACCAATTAACACACGATGAACTTAGTATATTTTTAAATGATATTGACGATTATTTTAACTTTGTTGAAATAGACAACCCTAATTTTGAAAAGTTAAAAGAAAAAATAGAGTATTTAGTTAGAAGCAAGGGCATTAAAATATTTGTAATAGACCCTTATAATACTTTACAACATTTAAAACGTTCTGATGAAACTGAAACTAATTACGTTGGTAGGTTTTTGAACGATTTAACTTTACTTGCAATAAACTTAGATTTATTAGTAATAGTAATTGCACACCCAACAAAAATGAGAAAAGCAGACGGACAATATGAAGAACCAGGACTTTATAATATTTCAGATAGTGCAAATTGGTATAATAAGGCATTTTACGGCTTTATAGTTCATAGGTTAGGAATGAAGACAAAAGTATATGCTGAGAAAATAAAATCTAAATATATGGGAAAATCAAGGGCTTCAGTAATGTTTAACTTTGATATAAAAACTGAAAGATATTTTTCACAATTTGACAAAGATGAGGAAATAAAAAAATGACTGATATTAATGAAAATAAAATAAATATAGCTTATAATATGGACTGCTTAGAAGCAATGAAAGAAATGAAAGACAATGAATTTGATTTGGCAATAGTGGACCCGCCGTATGGTTTAAATGAACGTTTGCTAAAAGGTGGGGATAAAGGTGCTATGGGGTCGTTAAGAAAATTAGCTGATAATAAAGTTATTAATTGGGATAATAAAACACCAGAAAAAAGTTATTTTGACGAATTATTTAGAGTTTCAAAATTTCAAATAATATGGGGGGCTAATTATTTTCTTAACTTTTTAAATAAAACAGACGGTTTTGTAGTGTGGAATAAAATGAACGGGACAAACGCATTGGCAGATTGTGAATTGGCTTGGCAAAATATAAAAAGCACAACCAGGATGTTCTCTTACCATCATTTTAGTGGCGGTGTTAAGAAAAAAATACACCCAACACAAAAACCCGTTGCATTATATAAGTGGCTATTAACAAATTACGCAAAGCAAGGCGACAAAATTTTAGACACTCATTTAGGTTCAGGCAGTAGTAGAATAGCTTGTTACGATTTGGGTTTTGACTTTGTTGGTTACGAACTTGACAAAGAGTATTTCGAGGCACAAGAAAAGCGTTTTATTAACCATATTAACCAACAAGGAATGTTTTAAAATGACTGAATTAGAAGAAGAATTAATTATTAGAGCATATTCAATTAAAGACACTGAATATAAAGAAGTTATACAAGATATTGCAAATAAATATGGCGGGCGTTGGGTAGATTTTTTCATAGAAAGTTATAAAAAAATAAAAAATAATTTGGAAATAACAAATTAATATTTTAATTTTGAATGTGTTTAAAAAACAAATGGAGTAAATAGAAATGGCAGAAGTAGTAACAGTTTTAGATAAGTTAGTAGAAGCACAAAAACGTTTAGGGGAGCTTGACTTTAAATACAACTTAGCACAAATTAAATATAAAATGATAATAGAATGTAACGATATGGAAGAAATAAAAGAAATTGCTAAAGGCAATAGAAATTTAAAAGCCTTGCAATTAATGGAAACTGTGTTTAAAAATAATAAGGTGGAGTGGTTATGAAAAAAGAAGAAGCAAATATAATACTTAAATATGCTGAATACCAATTTGACAAAATATTTAATAAACTTAACTACGAATTTGAGTTTGATGTTTGGTATGAAGGTGGAATAATGGGTATTGATGTATTAATCACAGGTTATAAAGCAAAAGACCAGGAACTTCAAATATTAGGTTTAAACATTGAAAATTACAGAGATGAAATTAATGCTTATTGTTTAGAATTAGAAGAAGACTACAAAGAAGACTATTACGAATATTTGCAAAATAAAGAAGATAGTTTAAAAGAACAGCATTTTGATAGTTTGGAGGATAAATGAATAAGCACGTTAAACTATTTTACAAAGCGTATGAAAGAAGGGTTGCAGACCCTTCTACATATACTCAAAAAATGTTTGAAAAGCAATTATACAGACTAATTAATGAATTTAGGTATAAGCACAATGTAGAGCAAGACCAAATAGAGCTTACAAACGAATTTAAAATAAGACTCCATAAAAACGGCGTTGAAGTTGATATAGTAGAAATAGTCGCAGATTTAGAGCATAACATTGAAAAAGGTATTTTCTACGAATACATAGACCACAAACTAACTGCAGAAGAAAACGGCTTAAAAGCATTAAATTATCAAGAATTTATAAGGTTAAAAAAATGAATGTAATTGACAGAAAAGAATATAATAAACATTATCAAAAGTTATGGGCAAAGAAAAATAAAGAAAAGGTAAACGAATATAAAAAGAAATGGGCAAAAGAAAACCCAGAAAAAGTAAAAGCAATACAGAAAAGGAGTTATAAAAAAACCAGAACTGCTCAGATTGAAAAAGCAAAAGAATGGAGAAAAAACAACCCTGAAAGGTATTTAGAAACTCGCAAAAAATGGTTACAAGAAAATCAAGAAAAAGTTAAACAATATAGGTTAAATTTTATGAAAAAGCAAATAGAAAAAGAAAAGCAAAAAGAATATAAAACTTTTGATGAAGTTATTGATAGGGCTAAAAGTCTTAAAACTAAATACAAATATTTAGGAGATTATTTAAGGTGATTACGTTAGCAAGTAATAATTATAATGATAGTTATTATAGAAAAGAAGAAGTGATGAAGCATTTAAATTTTTTAAAAAACAAAATAAGTTTAAGAGATAAAAAATTTGTTAGAAATGCTGAATTTATTATAAAGTTAATTGAAGAAAATGAATTACTAACAAACCCAGATTTGCCAAGTGGTGTTAAAGATGTTGAGTATAAAAATGAATTAAGGTTAAAATATTGGGATTCTAAAATTGTGGAATATTGCAATCAAAGAAATTATGATTACAATGAATTTTTAAAATCAAGAGTTAAACAATATTCAATACAAAGAATAGCCTGGTATAATGCTTTGAAAGATGATAATTTGACAACAATAGAAATTGGTAGTCTGTTTAAAAAAAGCCACTCAAATATTGTAACATTGGTAAATAGAAATTCAATGAAATACAACAAAAGGTTAAGAAACGAATATTTTAAAATAAAGGAATTTATAAATGAATGAAAAAGACTTGAAAAGAGAATTAGCATTAAAAGAGGGCTTAATACTCAAACTGCAAAAAGAAATAATAGAAAAAGATAGTATTATTCTAAAAATGCAAAAAAGCTATATAGGAAAATTAATTCGTTTTAAAGAAGTATTAACTCACAATAAAATACCAGTTGGCAAACAGTGGGGAAATTGGTTTGAAGTTACAGAAGACAATATTGGCAATGTAAAAAGTTCTTTAAAAATAAACACTCCCTACGAGTTAAAATTACGTTAGGCATATAAATTATCAAAAAACAAATAAAAACGCCGTATAAGGCAAATATAAAGCAAATAAAAGCACTGAGTAACGTTTAAAGTTTGTAATTTTGAAAAGTAATAAATTTAATTAGTGAAAGGTGCTTATTTTTTTAAAATAATTTGGAGTAAATTATGAATTATGAAGAGTTTCTTCAACAAAAACGGCATATATCAATAAATAATGGCATTGATTATAATTTTATGCCCGATGATATGTTCGATTATCAAAAGTATATTGCAGAATTTGCAATTAAAAAAGGTCGTTGCGGTGTATTTCTTGATACAGGTTTAGGTAAGACCATAATAGAATTGACGGTTGCTAAAAATTACGTTAAGCACACCAACAAGCCAACTCTAATAATAACACCTTTAGCGGTTGCTTTTCAATTTATTAAAGAAGCTGAAAAGTTTGGTATTGATGATATTGAATATTCAAAAGACGGCAATTACAAAAGTAAAATAGTAGTTTGCAATTATGAAAGATTAGACAAATTTAATAGTTCTGATTACGGGTGTGTAATATTAGATGAAAGTTCGATATTAAAAAATTTTAATGGCAAAATAAAAAGTAAAATCACTACATTTTTAAAAAATATTAAGTATAGGTATTTATTTACAGCCACACCTTCACCTAATGATTTTATAGAATTAGGAACTTCAAGCGAAGCGTTAGGGTATTTAGGTTATACTGATATGTTAGGTAAATTTTTTGCAAACAATGAGAATAATATAAGACCTCAAGATATTGGTAATAAATTTTATTTAAAGCCACACGCAAAAAATAGTTTTTTTGAGTGGGTTTCAACGTGGGCTATATTTATGAAAAAACCGTCTGATTTTGGTTTTGATGATACGGCTTATAAATTACCTAACTTAAATATAAATTATAATCAGGTTAAAAACAATAGCGAATGGATTATAGATGGGCAGGTCTTAGCATTTGGTATAGTTGCAAGACGTATGCACGAAATTAGAGAAGAGCAGAAAATGACAATAAAAGATAGATGTGAAAAAGCAGTTAAATTAAGTTCTAATTATGACAATTCTGTTTATTGGTGTAATTTTAATGATGAAGGTGATTTGTTACAAGAATTAGATAAAAACGCTTATCAGATTAAAGGCTCTATGGACTTAGATAAAAAAGAAGATATATTATTGAATTTCTTTAATGGTGATATTAAAAAACTAATAACAAAACCTAAAATGACTGCATTTGGTTTGAATTGGCAACATTGCAACCATACTGTATATTTTCCTACTTGGAGTTACGAACAGTATTATCAAGCGTTAAGAAGGTTTTGGAGATTTGGTCAGAAAAATGAAGTTATAGTCGATTTAGTTTATTCTGATGGACAAAAAAGAATAATAGACGCTTTGCAGTTAAAAACACAAAAAGCAGTTGAGTTATTTGAAAACATTAAAAATAATGTTAATAGAGATTTTTCAATAAGTAAAAAAGAATTTAATCAAAAAATAATTTTACCAAAATTTTAGGAGTAAATAGAAATGATAAAAGAACAATTAATAACAGATGATTATGCAATTTACAATAGTGATTGTATGTATGTATTACCAGAGTTAGAAAAAAACTCAATAGACTTTAGTGTTTACAGTCCTCCATTTGCAGGGCTTTATAATTACTCAAGTTCTGAAAATGATTTTAGTAATTGCGAAAGTAAAGAACAATTTTTAGAACAATATGAGTTTTTAATAAAAGAAATTTCAAGAGTTACAAAAACAGGTCGTTTAACTGCAGTTCATTGTCAAGACGTGTTTGATAATGATAGTCGTTTGTGGGATTTCCCACACGAAATAATTAGACTACACGAAAAATATAACTTTGAATATAGGAATAGGATAACTATATGGAAAGAACCTTTAAAAGTTAGAATGAGAACTATGGTTAAAAGTTTGATGCATAAATTTATAGTTGAAGACAGCACCAAATGTTTTACTGCTATGCCTGATTATGTATTAATTTTTAGTAAAAAAGGCGAAAACCAAATACCAGTAAAACATATTAATGGATTAAAACAATATTACGGTGCTACGCCTATACTACCTAATATTTTACAAGCATTTAATAATGCAAATAAAACAGAATTTAATGAAAAGGAATTATGGCAACATCTAAATAAAGAGCATTACGAAAAAACAGACCCTAATAATAAATTAAGTCATTATATATGGCAACGTTACGCCTCAAGCGTTTGGGATGATATTAGGATTGATAATGTATTGCAATTTCAAGATAGTAGAGAAGACGACGATGAAAAGCACGTTCACCCTTTGCAATTAGATGTTATTGATAGATTGGTGACTTTATATACTAACCCGAATGAAGTTGTTTTAACGCCTTTTATGGGTGTTGGTTCTGAGGTTTATAGCCCTGTAAGTTTAGGAAGAAAAGCTATAGGCGTTGAATTAAAAGATAGTTATTTTAAACAAGCTATAATAAATTTAAAAAATGTTAAAGATAGATTCCAACATTTAAATAACCAAACAGAATTATTCTAATTTACTCCAAAATTAGCATCGAAGTTAGTCAAGTCGTGAGATTTCGCTAACTTTTTTTTATTTTATAAAAAAATAATTTGGAAAAGTCATAAAAATTTCGTATGTTTGCACAATTCTATGGCAACAATTACGAAAAACTTTAATATAAACGAGTTTAAATGCAAAGATGGAACGCCAGTGCCTTCTGAACTCTTAAAAAATGTAATTGAATTAGCAAATAATTTGCAAATTATAAGAGATTACATAGATTTACCTATTACAATTTTGTCTGCATATAGAACCGAAAAGCATAATAAAAAAGTTGGTGGTGCAAAAAACTCGCAACACTTAAAAGGCAAGGCTGCAGACTTAAGAACAGAATTAAAACCTAAAAAATTATATGAAATTATTGAATTTCTAATTGAAGAAGGCAAAAT